TAAGTCAATTTCCATTTATGTGGACAAGAAGACCACATAGCAAATTGACTATATGAAATAGTTTTATCGCCTTCTTTCTTTTCAGGTGCGACTGCCCGAAACAATTGACTCAATGCACTTACTGCCATAATTTAATTTTATCCTTAAATATAAGTAAATTATTTGTAAGTACCAATTAAATTGTAATGTTTTCTTTTAAAAGAATTTCAGCGACTTTTTGTTTTAAATCTTCAATAGTACCATCATTCTCAATAACATAATTCCATTGGTTAAAACTATCCAATGCAGTTTCTGAAGAATGTCCAGTTCCTACTGTGTTTCCAGAGTCCCTGATAACTTTAATTAATATTCCATTTCGGTTTTGGATGGCCTCTATTTCATTAGGAAATCTCGTATCTGTAATAATCCAATTCGGCTCGACTTGCTTTTCCCAATAATCCCATTCGCCTTCATACACAGTTTGTATTTTATAATCAGCGAATAAAGCATTTACCCATGCATTGCTATGCAATCCATCTCGTACTGCTTCAGTTCCTAGTTTTTGTAAGAAGTCACGAACTGTCATGTTCCATTCAGGCCCTAATTGACTTTGTTTAAATTCTTGGTCTTCCCATTTTTCTATTGGAATGGCTGTAATTAGAGTTGCGACTTGCTTTAGTTTACCGGCAAACTTTTTAATTTTCCAATTTTTTGTAGGAGTTAATTGCATGATTAAATTTGCAACTGTATCCTTGCCGCTGCCTATTTTTCCAGATACGGAAATGATCATGTCTTAATTTGGTTTTTTATTAAAAAATCTTCTAATGATGTAACCCCGGACAATACTTAAAAGAGTAAATAACACAGTAACCAGTCCTAACTGACCGTAAGTATATACCATACCTACCATATTATAAATAAATGGACTGAATAATAATGTCGTTACTAAACCAATTGCTGTGTTAGATACACTTTCTAGTATGGAATTAACTTTAGTCTGGTTTCCCATTTACTTTTCAATTTTAAATAGCTTTTCAATTTCTTTCTCATTCTTCCCATACATTTTAACAATGTCTTTAAGCTCTGCAATATTCTGCTCAAAATACATTTCTATATATTCTTTAGCTTCTTTTTCACTTACTAAAAAATGATTCGATATCAGCTCAACTAATTCAGAATTGAACTTATCAGCCTTTTTGCCTTTAATGTATTTGCTATATTGTTTTTGTTTGGGAAGGATATCAAAATACAACTTGTATGTTTCTGCTGCCGATAATTGCCCAATGGTATATTTTTGCAATTCATTAACAATTTCAACAAAATCCATATTCATAGATAGCCATTTATTAATCATATATGGCGTAAATGTTTTCTTATCAGCATCAGACAAAGTATCCCATACAACCTTTTTATCAGTTATATAGGATAAATGGTCGAATATTGTCGCTTTTTTATCAGACATTTAAATCAAATTCTTTATTTACATTACCACACGCGGTACACATAAATACCTGAATTGGAACTATTTGATCTGTTTTTGCTCCCGTCATCAATTTCGGTACTCTTCGAAATTTCATTACTGGCATAAACATATCATTGTCACATTCTTCATTGTCACATACCACCGGTGGTGCTTTTGAAATGTCAATATTGAGTTGCTGAGTTGCTTGTTTACCTACGTTCTTTTGCATTTTTTTAATAAATTTCGTTAATAATTTTTACAAACATTGCCATCACGTTAATTTCTTTATCTACAGCAAAACTGTCCTGATATTGAGCTTCTGCAATAATAAGAATTACTCCGGCAATATGACCCGTTGCAAATGAATCTAAATTATCATACAAATGTCGATACAATGCTGTGTAATCTTTTACTTGAGAATCTGCTAGCAACTGGCGAATTGAAGTAAACAATTGCTTTTTATCTGTTTTAGATGAAAGAAGTTCAATTACCTTATCCATGTAATTTGCTTCAATCAGCGACTGTTTATCAATCCTCAATTCGCCTTGAACTACTTGCCTCTGGCAGGAGTTAAGTATCCTTCTTATATCCGGATACCCTGCATTAATAATCGAAACTAGATCTTCAGGCTTAAACGTAATGGTTTCTTTCTGAAGGATTTCATTTACCCTAATTGCTACATCCTTCTTTGATGGGGGAGTAATACCAAATACCTGACAACGTGACTGAATAGGATCTATAACTTTTTCGACATAGTTACAGGTTAAAATAAACCTAGTAGTCTTTGAAAACGTTTCCATCAAGTTACGGAGTGCAGCCTGGGCATTCGGGGTCAAGTAGTCGGATTCATCTAGGATAATTAATTTCCATTGACGAAATCCGATTGTGCTAGCAAAGTTTTTAATTTTTTCTCTAACAGTGTCTACATTGTTTTCATCCGATGCATTAATATACATCAAATCGCAATCGATATTTTTTGCAATAAGTTTAGCCAGCGTCGTCTTGCCAGTACCTGCTGAGCCGTAAAAGAGCAAATGCGGAACATCTCCGCTTTCTAAATAAATGCGTACTTTATCTACAATAGCTTGATTACCTACGTAACCTTCTAGCGTATCGGGCCGATAACGCTCCACCCATAGCGTGTGTTCCGAATTTCCAAACATTATGCAATTGTTAATTTAACCAAGAAATATGTTGATGAATATTCTGTATTCTCAAAAGTAACTCGAGCTAATCCTTTCGAACTTACTTCTAATAATCCTGTCGCATCTGCATTTGCATTCAAAATTTCCTTAAACAATTTAGCAGAGAAACAAACTGTCTCCATCTGTACTTGTTCTGTAGGATTTACTTTAAATACAATTCGATTGGTATTTACACTTGAATGATTGATGATAATTTTAGTTTCTTCTCCATCACAGACTACTCCAAAGTTATCTGAATCAGGTAATGCATTTGCTGCCTTTTTGAAGTTATGTGCAAACTCTTTATTCAATTCAATTTTCACATCAAAGTCGGGTAGAGACTTCAAATTTGGAACTTGTCGAATAACTGATAAGTCAGCCAACATATAAGTCACATTCGTTCCTTGATCTTTGAAATTAATTGAATAAATCTTTTTATCGACTTCTCCAAATGTTACGTCCATTTTTTCATCAACTGCTGAAAGCATTTTAACCAATTGAGAAGTTGCATACACTCCCAATTCCGCATCAGATGCTTCAAAGTTATTAAGGACAATTTCTCCAATTACATTTTGATCGGCGCTAATAAACTTCGTTGAAAGCTGTTTGTCTTTAACTACCAATTTCGCACTGTCGGTATTGCCTGCTAGAAAATAGCGATTCACAAAACCAATAAATTTACTTTTTTCCATTTTATAATTATTTATCTAAATATAAGTAATTTTTTCGAAGTTACCAAATTAATATTGAACATTGTTTTGAGTTTCTTCTTTTTCAGTTTCAATATTAACTATAGCACATTCCGTAGTCATAATCATAGAAGCTACTGACGCAGCATTTTGCAATGCAACTCTAGTCACTTTTACTGGATCGATAATACCTGCTTCAAACATATCAGTGTATTGATCGTTTCTAGCGTCATATCCTATAGTAGAAGCTGAATGCTTAACTTCTTTAATTACAACCGAACCTTCTTGCCCAGCATTAGAACAAATTTGTCTTAGCGGTTCTTCAATTGCCTTTCGAATGATTTGGACTCCGATCGTTTCATCTTCATTATTCAAAGTCAATTTATCCAAACTAGATAAAGCGTGAATCAACGCAACGCCTCCTCCAGGCACAATACCTTCTTCAATTGCCGCTCGTGTAGCAGCTAAGGCGTCGTCTACGCGGTCTTTCTTTTCTTTCATTTCTACTTCCGACCCCGCTCCTATTTGAAGAATTGCAACTCCTCCCGTTAATTTAGCCAGACGTTCTTGATACTTTTCAATTTCATAATCAGACTTTGAAGAATCAATTTGATTTTTAATTTGCTTAACTCGTTCTACAATTGCATCTTTATCACCAGCACCATCTACAATTGTCGTAGTGTCTTTGCCAATAATAATTTTTGCACATTGGCCAAGTTCATCTAAAGTAATATCTTCCAACTTAGTTCCCGATTCTCCAAGTATAGCAGTACCTCCCGTAAGAATAGCAATGTCTTGCAACATTTCTTTTCTCTTATCTCCAAACCCAGGTGCTTTAACTGCTGCTACACGAAGACCTCCTCTTACTCGGTTAACAACCAAAGTCGCTAACGCCTCTGAATCTACATCTTCTGCGATAATTACCAATGGTTTATTTGCAGTAACTGCTTGTTCAAGTATTGGAAGTAAATCAGACATCATGGAAATCTTTTTGTCATAAATCAAAATGACTGGTTCTTCATATTCAACTTCCATTTTGTCTGTTTTGTTGATAAAGTAAGTCGACAAATATCCTCTGTCAAACTGCATACCTTCGACGGTTCTAAGTTCAGTCTCAATACCTTTTGCTTCTTCAACAGTAACTACTCCATCTTTACCAACTACTTTCATTGCCTCGGCAATTAGTTCTCCAATTGCTTCATCATTATTAGCTGAAATAGTAGCTACCTGTTTAATTTTTTCAGCATCGCTGCCAATTTCAACAGCAGAGGTTCTCAGATTTTCAACTACAACTTCGACTGCCTTGTCAATACCTCGCTTCAAATCAATTGGATTAACTCCCGTTGCTACTGCTTTCAATCCTGCAGACATAATTGCTTGTGCAAGAACGGTTGCTGTAGTAGTTCCATCACCTGCTTCCGTTGCCGTTTTAGATGCAACTTCTTTAACCAATTGTGCGCCCATATTTTCCAATGGATCTTGAAGCACAATTTCCTTTGCTACCGTAACTCCATCTTTTGTAATGACAGGGCTTCC